TCAACCTTGCGTCTAACATCGCATTCCCACAGAACTTCGTATCTAACAACTTAAACTAATAAACTAAATCTAATAAATTACAATTATGAGTGACTATTCATCTTGTCTCGTTAGTTCACAATACTCTCTCCAATGTCTTTCTGCTGTTGGAGGTTTAACTAAGGTTTACTTAGGCGGAACTATTACGGGCTCAACAGAAGTATCTGGTGAAATTGCTACCATCTCTGGTAGCGGAACGCTGTATGGTTTTGAGTTATCTAAGAACGCAGGTTCTTCTTTGACTGAAACTATCAACAATTCACTTGAAGCGGGCACTCTATTTTATCAACAAGATTTAGTATTGGTATTCCTTAAAATGGATACTGAGATTAGAAACCAAATTAAGTTGTTATCTCAAAATAGAGGTCTGACCGCATTTGCGGAAACTATGAACGGAGACATTTATGCTCTTGGTTTAGAACTTGGCGGAGGATATCTTTCGGCAGGTAGTGGAGCAAGTGGTGCGGCGATGGGAGATTCTAACCAATACTCCATCACCCTAACTTTCTACTCAAAATCACCTATGATGTTGCTTGACGATACATTACCAAATGTTGTGTCTGGAATATCAATCGTTGGATAATAGAAATAAAACCATAAAAGGGGGAGAAATCCCCCTTTTTTTATATTTAAGAATATGGGAAAAGGAATTGGATGGGGACATCTTGGAAATTACAAAAATTATAGAGTTGTTGGAGCAAAAAAAGAAGAAGAAACTCCTCTTAGTTTAGAGGAAAGACAACAACAACTTTTCAATAAGTTTAACAAATCTTGGGAGTATGACCCCGAGAAATTAAAGCCTGCCTTTGGTTGGTTGGGTGCTCCATTACAGACTGGTTCAACACCATCTGTGAGTGTAACTCCCACGCCTACACCGAGCGTAACCCCGACGATGACCCCTACTCCGTCGGCAACACCAATACCCGTGTTTAGTCCAAGTGGTATTACGGGACTACAACTATGGTTTGATGCTGATGATACTTCAACATTATCTTTAAGTGGTAATTTGGTTGAGAGTTGGACGAGCAAGGGTTCAACACCTTTGGTATTGACCGCTACGACATCAGTAAGACGACCAGAATACATTACAACGGGAGGAACGGGTAGTAGTAATGCTGTCCTATTCTTATCCTCATCAACTGCGGCAAACAGAAGCCTTTTAACTCAACAAGACACATCACAATCTTTTAACGCAACGAGTGGTTATACAATTTTCAAGGTTCAGAAAAATACTGGTAATAAATCAGCATTGGGAACTCACGGGTCTTGTAATACAATTTTATACAATTTTGGTTCTACTAACCCAACAACAGCACAACAAATCAGTATCAGTATGGTTTCAACTATTACTGATAATTTAAGAACGGGAACAACAACTGGTTTTTCATTACAATATGGTAGTCCAGGTAATTCAACAGCAGATATGGCGGCAATCTCCAATTACTTCTTAAATGGATATTCCGTAGATTATAGTGATTTATCACCTACCAAAGTATATGGTGAGGACATCATTAGTGGTAGTTCAGCATATTTGACTTCAACATATAATTTAGCCAATACCTCATTTAGTGGTAAAACTATAAATGGTATGGGTATGGGTGGAAGTAATTTAGCTGGAACTCCTTCGGGCACTTTAACTACTAATTCAGAGATGTATGAGTTCTTGGTCTATAATCGTAAATTGACTACTAATGAGTTTTCACAAGTTATGAACTATTTGAGAACCAAGTGGGATTATGTGGTTGATTTATCAACAAGTGCCATATTTGATGTCAATTACACGGGTAAAACTACAACTACAAATGACTACTATACTTTAACAAGAGGTGGTTCTGTTATCGGTAATTCATTTTGGGGAGGTCAAAATATGAAGTATGTTATGAGTGGTGGAACTAATGGTGAGTTTGTATCGGGTTTCCTCACATCTAATTTGGGTATAAATGTCAATTTGACAGATAGTAATGGTTATGTTGTTGATTCGGCAACTTGTCGTAAAACAAATAGTCCAATTATTACATATTCTGCGGGAACATATAACCTAACTATGGATATGGACTACAATTGTATTGACCCAAGTCCAACACCGACCTTGACTTTAACCCCAACTTATTCTCCAAGTCCGACACCAACTTTAACTCTGACGCCGACTTATACCCCGTCATATACACCAACGATGACACCTACACCATCGGCAACTCCTCCATCACCAGCGTCAATTAGTTACATTACTCAATCAAGTAATACTGCTAATCAGACAAACTATACCTTCTCATCTGTTGCTACGGGAGTAGGTTTGGTTGTTGTGAATATCGCAAGTGCGAACGCATCGTTTGGTAATAATTTATCATCAGTAACAATCGGTGGTGTAAATGCTACAATTACTCAAAGTTTCAAGGCAGCAGGAGCGGGTGGAAATGGATATTACAACGCAATCGCATACGCAGTAACAACAGCATCAACAAATAATATTGTAGTGAATTGGAGTAGTGGTATGGCGAATTGTGCTATTGGTGTATGGACTATTACAAATTATCAGAGCACTACACCAACTTATTCAAGTGGTTATACCTCAACATCAAGTGCTATGACTTTAACTACAAGTTCATTATTGGCTGGTAGTGTTGGAGTTGTGGGACATACTTTCGCTGATGATAACTTTACTTCAACTTTCTCGGGAGCAACTAAAAATTACGAAAGAAATTGTGAGGGTGGTCTTGGGCCTAATGCGGGTGGTAATTTCACATCTGCGGGTGGTGGTGCTTCAACAATTACAATTACCAGCAATAATTCACCTATAACATATAATAGGTCTATGATTGTTGTAACTTGGAGATAAAAAAGGACTATGCTAATAATCAACAAAAACGATGTAAATAATTTGGTTGTAAGTGCCTCACAGCACAAACAATCATCGGGACAAGCATTTTACCTATTCTCTTTTCAACATATTATGTCAAAAGAGTTGGTAAGGTTTTTCCCTCGTATGATTGTAAATAACCAAAGATACGATGAGTTTGATTTCTTGGAATCAGAACCAGAGGATTTAACTTTAACCCCTCCAACGATTACATTTCCATATGAGGGTATGTATTACTACTCTGTTTATGAAATGTCCTCATCGGGACAAACAAACCCTCAATACGCAATCTCAAAGGTTGAGGAGGGTAGAGCAGTTGTGTATAACAGAAATGTTCCATCACCATTTATTCAATTTAGCGGAACAAATGATAATAACGCTAACTGGATATTTATCTCAGAGGACGAACAACCAGTTTACCCAACAAACACATTTAGAATAAAAGCCGAAAGCGGGTATTTGATTATGACCCAAGAAGGGGACTATATCAACTACGAACATTAAAATATTTAAGAATATGTCAGACATACTAATATCTCAATTACCTACCTATACTGGCGACCCGAGCGGTGTGTGGGTTATTATCAACAACTCGGGTAATACATCAACATTTAAGGCCCAACTTGATAATATTGTTAGTGGTTCAACTGGCACGAGTGGTTCGTCAGGCAGTTCTGGTTCATCGGGTTCAAGTGGAACGAGTGGCGCTTCGGGTTCATCGGGCACGAGCGGTTCAAGCGGTAGTAGTGGAACATCAGGCACTTCTGGTTCAAGCGGTAGTAGCGGAATATCGGGCAGTTCGGGGTCAAGTGGCACGAGCGGTAGTTCAGGCTCATCGGGAACGAGTGGAACAAGTGGAGTTGCTGGTTCAAGTGGAACGAGCGGTAGTTCGGGTTCATCGGGGACGAGCGGACAAGCAGGAACATCGGGTTCAAGTGGTTCGTCAGGCACAAGCGGTTCATCTGGTTCAAGTGGAACAAGTGGTGATAGTCAATTACAAGCAGGACAAGGGGCAAACTCAATTCAATCAAAATACTACGCATCGGGCAATACTTTATCACCAACGGGTGTAATGATTGGTGGAACTGGTAATACCATTTCATCTACGGGAACATATAACGCAATTATTGCTGGTGAAGGTAATAGTATTACTACTGGTGAGGATAATGGTATTTATGTTGCTAAAAACTCTACTATTGGTGGTTCGTCAAGTTATTCAGCAATCATCGGTGGTAGAACTCATACAACAAATAATCAGTATGCTTTCATCGGTGGTGGAGCACAGAATACGGCAGGTTATTTATCAGCAGCAATTGCTGGTTTTAACTTAAATGCGACTAACCAAGCAGCAATTGTAAATGGTGAAAACAACACGGCATCGGGTGCCTATGGAGGTATATTTGGAGGAACGGGAAGTATTGTTAGTGGAACTTATTCATTAAACTTTGGTGGTTCATCGGCAGTATCTTATGGTGGTGAATATAACACAATCCTAAATGGTGCGAGTAATGGTATAAACGACCAAAATAACAACCCTGGATATAAAGACCAAATCTTAAATGGTGAAGCAAACAAAATTAGGGGTGGTGCTCGTTTTGCTTCAATTTACAACGGGTATAACAACATATTAGATACAAACGCTAATTTTAGTTCAATTTACCAAAGTGCTAATTCAACTATTCAAGGAAACGGAGCATTTCATAATTCAATTATGAATAGTGATGCGAGTGAGATTTTTACTAATGGTGGTAGTGATGATATACACAATACAATTTCATCTTGTTATGATGCTACGATAAACAATTCGGCGTGGTGTGGTATCTACAACTCATCAGATAATGCTGATATTACCTCATCAACGGGTTCAACAATCTTTGGTTCAAGAAGTGCGGCTATTGAAGGAGCTACAAATAACGCAGGTATTTATTCATCACAAGGAGCAGGAATAAATATTCCTAATGGTGGTATTTCTAATACTATTTTTGGTTCTAAACAAGCCAATATTTCAGGCGGAACACAAGATTATTCAAGTATTTTTTCAAGTGAAAGTTCCAAAATAGTATCATACTATACGGGAACAACTGACTATGGTAAGTATAACTCAATTTACAACTCAAACTTGGGTAATATTTATGTTGAAAGCGGGCAATATAATACCTTGTTAGGTGGTAGAGGAAACTATATTTCAGCATCTACGGGCAATTACAACACAATTCAAGCATCGCAAAATTGTGATATTAAAATTAGTACTGGTGAATATAACGCATTTTATTCATCTTATGATAGTGATATTACAACAGACCTAACAAGAGCAATTGGTATTGGTTTAAGTGGTAGAACACTAACTGAAAGTAATACAACTTATACTGAAAACTCATACCACTTCGGACAAGAATATAGTAATACAACAAGTCAGACTGGTTCAACTCTAACGATAAATATGAATAATGGTAATATCCATTTTATTCAAGTTACGAATAATTTAGGTTTGACTTTAACTAACTTAAAAAATGGTGGAACATACAGAGTTGTTGTAGAAACAACTGGAAACTACACCCTAACAAGTTTAACAACAAGTGGATTTACACAAAAGAAAGATAGTAATTTCAACAATTTAACTAATACTGGATTTGTTGAATTGACCTTTACTTGTGTAAATGGATATGTGTCTTGTCGTCATAGCGGCACTTTGTCATAATAATATTTAAGGGGGAGGATATGTTCTCCCCTTTTTAGCCTAATCGGTGGGTGTATAACTCACAAAATTATATTATAGATTATAGATATGGAAAATAAGAAAAAAAATGACCTAAGGATGTTCGAGTTCGGTGCTGGAGCACAACTCCCATCGTTCGAGGAGGTTATCAACTCAAAGCCTTATGTGTTCTTTGGTAATGATAATTTATGGCCTCAACACTCAATCCAAATGTATAACTGGTCTTCAATTATGAGAGCCTGTGCCAATGCCGTTATTAGTGGAGTTATTGGTAAGAATATGTTGATTGACGGGAAAGAAGCAATAAAGATGGTAAACTCAACAGAGACGATTTACGACATCTTTAAGAAGGTAGCCATAGATTTTGTTATCCATAATGGTTTCTCGTTAAATACGATTAAAAGAAGAGACGGAGAGGGTATTGCTAACCTTTACCATATGGACTTTTCTAAATTAAGAAGTGGTAGAGTTGACGACTTTGATTATGTTAAAACCTATTGGTATTCTGCCGATTGGACTTTGGTAAACAAATACAAGCCCGTTGAACTTGAATCATTCAGTTTAGCAGCTGATGCTCCATCTCAAGTGTATTATGCCTTCCCATATCACCCTAATCAAAAATACTACCCACTACCTTATTGGATTGGTGGTCGTATGGCAACGATGTTGGATATTGAGATGATGAATTACGAACTCAATTATATCCAACAAGGGTATTTCCCATCTTTGTTTATTTCGTTGAATAACGGAGCAGCAAACGAGGAGGAAAGAGATATGATTTATAGACATATGGAGGAAAGGTTCTCATCTGGTAACCGAGCTGGTAGTATGATTTTGGCATTCTCTGACTCAAAAGAAAATGAACCAACAATCACCCCTATTCAAGCAGCAAATAATGCTGATATGTTCTTGGCATTATCAGACCAAGTAGAACAAAAAATCTTAACAAGTTTTAACATCACAAATCCATTATTGGTTGGTATTAAAACTGCGGGACAATTAGGTAATAAAAATGAAATGGTGGAGGGTTACGAACACTTCATTAAATCAGTTATTATTCCTAAACAACAATACCTTATTCGTGAGTTTGAGAAATTGTTATTCTTTATGGACGGACAAACACATAAGATTACAATAGAACAAAATAAGTTGTTTGAGGATGAAACAGCTACGGGGGGTATGGTAAATCCATTACAAAATCCACAAGACACACAAGTAGAAATATGAGTTCAGTAAGAGGTATTTTATTAGTAAGTGAAAAGAAGGTTAAATCCTTCTCCGATATAAATGAGAATCTTGATTCAGCGTTGTTGTTACCTATGATTGAGGTGGCACAAGAAATCGGTTTACAAACTTTGTTGGGTTCTCGTTTTTACAATCACATTTTGGACGCAGCATCGGGTAACACCTTGACTGGGCCTGAGACAATTCTTGTAAATGATTATATTGCCCCTTATTTGTTATGGAGAGCAGTATATGAGGCAACACCTTCAATCTATATGAGGTTGATGAATAAGAGTATTTCTATTGGTGAATCACCGAACTCTAAGGCAATTGACAAGGGTGATTTATCGTATCTTAGAAATATTCAACAATCACGATACGAGTTCTATTCTATGCGCCTTATGGATTATATTCAGTGGAGACAAGCAGATTTCCCCGATTATTTCCAATACATCGCACAAGATGGAATGCCAGCATCATCAGAAAACTATTTTGGTGGTATTCATATCGGGCCTGGTGCCAGAAGATTACCGAGTTATTATAGTGGATTACCAAATTATTCTGACCCTGCGTTCCCTGGTAATTGTTGTGGGGGTTCTTATTACAATTATTAAGATATGGATTTTGATTACATTTTAGCGTTCATCACCTCAACCATTACTGGTGTTTCAAGTTATCTTATCGGTTCTAAGAGAGCCAAAAAAGAAAATGATAACCTAACACTACAGAACATAGAAAAGTCCATTACAATTTATCAAACGATAGTAAATGACCTTAAAGGAGAGATTATTGAACTCAACAAAAAGGTTAAGGGACTTGAGGAAAAAATAGATGAGTTAATGGAGGAGAATATCACCTTAAAACATATGTTGGAAAGTAAATCAAGAAAAACTAAACAAATATAAATAATATTATTTTGGCAATTCCAAGTCCTTCATCGTCAGAAAATAAATCTAAGTTCGTTACTCGTTGTATAAGACAAATTGTCAGTGAGTATAAACAAGACCAAGCAGTGGCAATCTGTATCTCTAAATGGGATAATGAAAAGTTTGCTGAGTATCCCTGGAATAAATGTATTTCAGACCAAGTTGATAGAGGATATTCGGTAAAAACAGCAGAGAGAATCTGTGGTTGGATTAAAGCCCAAAATCAGTAAAGCTCCCAAAGTTTTAGATTTTAACCCCTTTCCCCAGAAGGGGTTTTTTTATGCTCTTAAAATCCGTGTCGTTTATTGAATTGTTTGTAAACGGGATTTGAGGGGTCAGTTATATCATACCCTAAACCTACTAATATCTGTTTTGCCATATCAACTTCCCATTCGTATAGGTTATTATTATCTATACGAGAATTGTTGTTTATGGGGTTATTTTCCATATGTATTTTTTTACATATTTTACATTCAGAATCACGACCGATTGTTCGTTTGTTGTTTCTAAAAAAATCTGCTTCTGGTTTATATTCTTTACAAGCTTTACACTCAATAAACATTATACCATCTGAATTGGTAAAGGTTGGGATTACAATATTATTACTCATATTGAAAAAATACTAATAATTTATATTATGATAAATAGAGGGGGGTTGGAGTTTTTCAAGTTTCACACAATTACTCATATCAAAAGCAAGTGCCATATTGCTTTATTTTTTTTCTCCACCCCCCTTTATTTAAGTATGTTAGAGAGATATCCATATTATTACAGAAAAGGGAATATAAAGACCCTACAACCACTTTCATCACCAACTATGAGTGATGTATCATCTTGGGTGTCAAAGATGTCTCAAATCAAATATTTTAACAACTATAGGGTATATCTCTTTGGTTCATTATCACAAGGATATTCTAACCCTACAGATATGGATATTCTTTTTACTGGTGGTGAGTATGACCCCGCTAAATTAAGTTGGTTGTTGGATATGGGATTGAATATTGGTATGAACGAAATAGGGGTCAATACAGACACTTTCTACATACCAGACATAAGTTACCTTGATTTACCCTTTGCTAAACCATTAGGTGAAGGATATTCAATCTATACGAGTTATGATTATGTGGTTGAGGCGATGGCTGGTGAGTTAAAAGTATTCAGAGATTACCAAAAGAATTATACTAATGGGTTGTATGAGTTCAAACATACTGGTAACGCACAAAAAGCAGTAATGAGAGGATATGTTCCGTCAAAACATATTTTGTTGAACTGACTTGATACTTTTTAATTTTTTCAATATATTTATTAGTAAGAGTGGATAATGGGTTGGAAACTTGACCCTCCACGACAAGTGAGATTAAATGACATTATTGACCTTCTGGGGACTTGTGTCTGTTGTCAGCCTGAGAAAGTAAGATTTTCAAGGTTCTCTTCTAGATGTATTAAGACTAGTCTAGCACTAGCAGCATCTAGAGGGGACTTGATTATTTACCGAGAAAGAAACTATCTCACTTGGAAAACAAGTTTATCTGTAAGAGAAAAATAGGTAGGTAGTATGTGGGTAAATGTTCCTCAAGAAAAACAAGAATTAGTAGATAAGGTAGTAGAAGATTTACCAGTATCTAAAATAAACTTATATGAGTTTTTAGATTCAGATGAGTATCTACCATTACTCATTAGAAACCAAGTTACGATGGAGAAATACATAAACGCCGTAACAGATTACTTAGACGCAGAAGACGAAACACGAGTTTTAAGAAACTTATTCTTGTCAATCTATATCTCCATATTCACACAAGAGAAATACGACCACCAGGATTACATAATGAAGATATATGAGTTCTTCAACGCATTAGAGGACATAGAATATTCCATACTCAACAAATCACACGATGATTTTGAGATGGTAAAAATAATGTTTGAGAAAGATATAGAATTACTTGACTAACGGATAACAAGTGTTATATTATCCGTATGAGTAATAACAAAGAAACAAAAGTATTTTTCAGAGTTGATAAACGCAACGATGAAAAGTGGGGTGAATCATTACCTCAACATTCCGACAAGTTCTTTAACTGGTTGGAGAACAAACAACTAAAGGAAGAGTTGTATTATCTTGAATTAAAAAAACAAAAATTATGAGTAAAGTATTGGTAAAATTGGAAATTGAAACTGATGTGGAAACCGCTTCAACCATATTGGATTTCATTAGTGAGAAACTAAACAAGAAACAACAAATAGAGCAAAGAACATACGAGGGTATTGGTGGTGATGTAAGTCCTACAACCTTCAATATGTCTAAATCAAATAAAGGCCCAAGATATTAAAAACAAAAAGAAACATTATGGCATATACAATTAAAAACAAAGTAAAAGATTACTTAGAGAAATTACCAGAACTCCGTGAAAACAAATTACATCTGATGAAAGCAATTTGGGAAGATGAATTAAAGTATTACAATATCCCTATGGAAGGATTTATGGAGGCATTACTTATTGGTAAATGTTCTCACCCCGAGACATTGCGTAGAACAGCAATGATTGTGGCAAATGAGAACCCACATCTTAAACCATCTGTTGAGGTTCAACTTAAAAATAAGGAGATGGAATTAAAGATGAGGGGTGGCAAGGGTGACCCTTGTTAAACAAGTATAAAAATATTTTATTTTTTTTCACATAAGGTTTGGCAGTGTCAAACCTTTTTTGTTTCTTTGTGGTATGGAAAACAACACACTATACGACTTGATGAAAAACAGCGACTACTCAAACGCTTTCAACAACTACTTCTTTCTTTTGGGCTGTGGTAAAAAACGACAAGCCAACACCTTTAAGAAAATTATGGATAAAATTGAAAAAGATTTTGCCAGTAAATAATTTTGTAGTATATTTGTAGAACAATAAAAAAACTAACACACTATGATTACTGAACTGACCCCCGAGATGAAAGAGTGGAACAAGGAACTCCACAAGAACCACAAAGAACTTATGTTGGAAGCCTTTGATTTATGGTGTAAACACGCTAAAAGATATGATGGTGGTATCTACGGGTTTGATTACGAGGGTAGATTTGCCTTCTCAAAAGACACTTATGATTTGGCTCGTATCTTTGAGATTTACTACGCTGAACTCAACGGAATAAAGTAAAAATATTTTATCCGTCCCCTTGACGGATTGATATTTATGATTATATTTGTAGTATAACAATTAAAAACTAACAAAATGGAACAGACAAAAACCACACGCAAGCGTTCAAAATTGAACCAAAAAGAAACAGCACAAATCAAGGAATTATTCAAGCCTGGTTTTATTATTGAAAAAATAGACCGAGAGGACTATAAGATGTTGAAAGTAGTTGTAGATGGATTTGAAGCATTAGGATACAAAGGTCAATCACAATTAGTGATTAAAAAAACTGAAACCGATTACCCTACGGAGTTGTCTTACGATATGGGAACTTTTACGCTTGAAGAAGTGAAGGAAGGCAAACCTAAAATCAAAGAAGAGGTTTATATTAGTAGATGGAACGAAATAACTTGGGAAAAGTTTATCAAATAATTTCGTAGTATAACAATTAAAAACTAACAAAATGGAAAACACAGAAAAAAACTTTTACATTCTCCACCTAATGAAGGGGGAACGAGTAGTTAAAGCATTTGAGCTCTTATCAGAAGATTTGATGGAGTTCAAGGAATATATCACCGACATCTACGGAAACGAAACTGGTGGTATTACAATCATTATTACGATAGAACTTTTGGATGACACAGAAGAGACCCTTGATGTATTTGATAACATTTAACAATTAAAAAAACAATTAAAAAAAAAACAATATGGCACAGAACAAAACCCCCCGAACAAAAGAAGAAGTAATCATTTTTCAGAACCAAAGTCACCTCATAGAACGACATTTCGCAAATTGCGGATATTGTCCTACACTTTTTGAGGTAGCACTGGCAACAGACCTTATGGTAGAGTTCGCAATGTATGGTTACTCATCAGAACTCAAAAAGAGATTTGATAATTTAGAGGCACATATGGCATCGGAACACAAATCACTCAAAGACCAAATAAAGTAGTTATTTGTTAGTTTTATCTACTTTCCCTCCATTTCTTAAATGAAGTGGAGGTTTTTTATTTTTACTGATATTTATTATTCGGATTACCACCATAAATTATTTAGTAATGAGTAAAGTATTTGATGAGATTTGTGAGTTGGATAAGTCAAAATAACGACTTGTGTCTTAACAAGGTTAGGGAGATTGTTAGTAACCCCGATGAAGCTGATGATTTATATCAGTCAGTCGTAGAACAACTCCTAAGGAAACCAGATAAGATTGACAAGGTTACCGATAAGGAAAAGTATTATTTCTTTATTAGGGTGATTAGAAACAATTATTTCTCAAAGACAAGTCCGTATCACTACCAATACAGAAAACCCTCAGAAAAGAATATACAAGTAAAAGAGGATATCTTAGAACAAATAGAAGATGAGGAATATAATGAGGAACAACCAAGCATGGAATGGATTAAAAATGAACTACAACATTTGGATTGGTTCTCAAGGGATTTATTCCTTTTATGGTTGGAGTTAAACACCATCTCAAATGTTTCAAGACAAACTCAGATACCCCTTAACTCAGTAAGCCGTTACATAAACAAAATTAAGAAAGAATTAAAAAAAAGATGGGACACGAGATAATTGAACCACAATGGACTTTTGAGGAATTACAGAACGCTCAGAGGTTACACGACAGACAAAGATACTCCCGTGAGGAGATTGACGAAATGTTTGGATTATACAACAGAATATTCAATACCAAGAAACAACCTACGGGGTGTGGAAAGTGTATTGTAAATGTGTTGGAATCACTTAGAAGAAAATACGATGAACTCAACAAAGGGTAAGGCAGGTAGACCTATTGGGACTACAAGAATTAAGATGAATAAATCTCAAGTAGAATCTCTCATTACAGAGAGTGTAAATGAGATTTTGAGTAATCATATGTCTTATACCCATTTCATCAAATACGCTCAAAATAAATGGGGTATTTCAGAAACGCAAGCAAACGAGTATTGGTTGCGATGTTGGACTTTGTTAAGGGAGAAATACCAGTTGGAAAGGGATATGTTGATAAACAAACATTTAGCGGCATATTGGAGCATATATGACTTGGCAATATCCAAAGATGATTTAAGTAACGCAAGACAAACATTAAACGACATCAGTAAGTTATTGGGTATGGCAGAAGCGGAGAAAGTTGATGTCAAACAAGAATTGAGAATAAAGTTTAAGTTCGGTGAGAACGAAGATTAAAAAATTATTCACTATATTTGTAAAAAAAATTATGGCAGTAGTATATTTTCACAGACGGAAAGACACCAACAAAGTATTCTATGTGGGTATTGGAAAAACTCGTGCTCGTTCTAAATCAACCATCAGTAGAAATAAGTTTTGGTGGAGTATAGTAAATAAAGTCGCTTATGATATTGAAATAGTTCATAATGATTTAAGTTGGGACGAGGCTTGTAAATTAGAAATCAAATACATCAAAGAGTTTGGTCGTAGAGATTTAGGTTTAGGGGAACTTGTCAATATGACAGATGGAGGAGATGGTATTGAAAATCCAAGTCAAGAAACCCGTAAAAAAATTAGTAAGGGTGTTAGTGGTGAAAAGCATGGTATGTTCGGTGTAAAACAAACAGACCAAGTAAAAGAAATAATCAGAAACGCAAATATTGGTGATAATAACTATTGGAGACATAATAAAATGACTTTGGAACATAGAAAAAAATTGTCATTAGCTAAAATCGGTAAAAGAGCACCTAATAGTAAAGTTAGTAATGATGATGTTTTATGGATTAGAGAAAATTATATCCCAAAAGACAAAATATTTGGTGGAATAGCAATAGCAAAAAAATATAATTTGACTAAATCAGCAATTAGTGGAATAATAAACCGAAAAACATATACCGATATCTAAATAAAAAAAATGAAGACAACTAATTTTGACGAGAAAATTGAGGATATTAAAAATGGTATGAGTTATACAGAATACCTCACTAAATGGAGTTGTAATGCCTCAAACTATTATTACCTAAAAAGAAACTATTTTGATGAGGTTGAAACAAAAAGATTTCAATCACCAATACAGAAACAGAAATACGAAGATGTTGAAAAGGGTATCACCCTAAAAGA